CTATGGCTTCTGTATAGGCACTCATGCCTAGTCTATGGCTATGTCCTGCTATGACCGATTTGCCCCATTTTTTAGCAAGGTTAAGGGCTGTGATACCTGCATGCTGACTCATGCTGCCTTCATCGCCATGTGCTAATACCCAGCCAGGGTGAAACTCGTATGCAGTCTTGTGATAGTCAATGCCCATAGATGCAAAGTCCATAAACTTAGGGTATTGCAGCTCTGGTAAACCTATGAGGCCAGGTGCTTTTAATAAAGTATTGTAAAGGCGATCAGTATGATTACTGCGGATAACACTAGCCTTTTTACTGTACTCGGTAAGATCCCATAAGATGTTTTGACAAGCTGCACGATCTTCGTTAAGAGTTTGACTGTAAGCCAAAGGTGTGCCATCGGCCCACTTGCTAATTGTTTGAAAGTCGATCTCATCGCCAACACATAAAACCTCGTCAAACTTTTCACGTCTTGCAAGTTTAATGACGTTCTTAACTGCCTGCTCATGATGGTATGGGATTTGTAAATCTGATATTACGAGCCACCTAATCGTCATCTTCTTCCGTAGGATCTATACTAGGTATAATGCCGCCATCACCAATAACCCAGTCTGGCATAGTCGCTCTATCTGATACAAAATACAAACTACAGCTCTCACTAAAGCCAGCCTTACGTGCAGCTTTATAGATCTCATTCATAGCAATATAATGCTGATCTAGTTTAGATAATGGCTCAGGTGACTTACGCACAATGCGCTTATTTATCTTCTTACGCTTACGTCTTGTATCAGCCATACTATAATTGTCGCTTAACTATTAAAGAATACAGTTCATCAACACGCTGTTCTAATCTAGTTAACTGATCCTTCATGCTTTGTCCGCCATTAGGACGTAACTCATTAAGCCAGCCTTTAACTATAAAACGTAATCCGATTAGACCGCCGGATAGCACAGCTATAACGCCAGCGCCAAAGCCAGCCCATTCTGTAGGGGTCATGCTTCATCTGCACCGAGGCCATAAGCATCATCGGATTTATCTAAAGCCCTAGCTGCTGGGCCTGCAAGTGCGGCCACTACTACTGATATAACTGGATCTAGTCCTAGCTCATTACTGGCTAAGAATGTTAAGAATGATACAAGCACACCCCTAAAATAGGATTTAAGTATTGCCTTCTGCTTATTGCTTATTTTCATATGTTACCCCCTAGTAGTGGTATATCAAACGGCTTGCTGTCTTTATCGCCTAACTTTGTAAAGCTGATATGTATGTGCTTTGTGTGTTTGTTAAAGCCCTTGTATTTACGCCACTTAAAATTAAGTATCTTGCTTGCGATCATGCCATTATGAATTACGTAAGATATGCGCTTATCGGCTTTCGCACACTTTCTGATTTGGTCAGCCAGATATATTGAGATCCCTTCGGATGAATCCAAGCGAGAATCAACATCAATGGCTCGTACACACCCATCTGCATCTGGATTATGATCCGATTTTGTGGCGGAATGACGAGCATCACCCACCCACCCATCAGAGGTAGTGCGACGATCTGGGTACCAGGTATCAATCTGATCCCTTAACTGTGTACCAGCTGCACATAGCCAGGGTTTAATCATTTACTATCCAGGCTAAAGACGCTTCATCCCAATACCAACCCATACCTTCTGGTTTAGGAGTAGGTGCTTGCCAATCAAAGTTACTATCTAATGACCATGATGCAAAAGGCTGTGGTGTAATAAATACATCTGCATCTGCGCTATAGGTGTATCCAATACCTGCGTATTGTTTTCTAATTTTATTATTATAACTTGTACGCTTACATACTTGTCCTCTAAAATTGCCATACCAAGTTTCAGTATCTAAACCTTCAATAGTTTCTGTTTCGTCAATACCGACAATTACTTCGGTAACAATATTATTGTTGTCTAAAAATGCGTAATGTGCCATTATGCCCAACTCACATTTCCAGTACCAGCTGTTATTGTGGCTCTCTTATATCCACCACTTGCAGCACTTTCTGTACCAGTTAAACCTGCACCAATAGTTATTGTTTTAGTATCTACATATCTAAGAATTACAACTCCTGATCCACCTGTGCCTGATGAAACACTGCCAGAAGCACCAAACATTCCACCGCCACCACCGCCAAGATTTACAGTTCCGTTTTTTCCAGTTTGATTACCAGAAATACCACCAGAACCACCGCCACCAGAACCACCATTTGCTGAACCACCACTTCTAAATCCACCGCCACCACCGCCAGCATAAGTTACAGAAGAACCTGTAATAGATACTGCTACACCTGCGCCACCACTTCCAGGTGTACCACCTGAAACACTGCCACCAACTGCACCTGCTCCACCACCGCCACCGCCAGTTGTTCCACCACTACCTGCGTTACCACCAGCACCACCTGCAAACCCTTGTGAGGCTGGACTAGCAGCACCACCTGAAGGGGTAGCTGAGCCAGTATTACCACCACCGCCACCCGAACCACCGCTACCACCATCTACTATTGCAGAAGTATTAGTATTTTGAGCACCACCACCACCACCGCCACCTGTAGAGGTTATAGTAGAGAATACTGAGTTATTACCTGAACTACCTCTTGACGGAGTACCTGAATTTCCACCAGCACCACCAGCACCTACGGTTACGGTAAATGAACTACCTACTGCTAAAGATAAAGCAGTTTCTAGTGAACCACCACCACCCGTTGCTGTAACTGTGCTTCTTAAACCACCAGCACCACCACCAGCAACTGCAAAATCGTATGCCGACTCACTAAATCCACCACCGCCCCCACCACCAGCAACGACTAAATAGTCAACTGTTAAAAAAACAGGTGGTTTAACATCTAAAATACCTGCAACTAAATTACCAATCATTAGGCAACAGCCCCAACTACATACCATGCATTAGCAGCTGTTTTAATACATGCAGCTGATTTATATTGTGCAAGTGTTGGACTTGCTGCAACTGCTCCAGCACTTAATACTGTTGTAGTACCAGGTGTAACTGCGCTAATTGTGCAAGTACCTACACCAATATTTAATACTGTAATTACTGTACCTATTGCAAAGTTAAACGTAGCATCTGTTGGTAACTTAAATGCTATTGCCGTTGCTTTATTCATTTGTACTAATTGTTGGTACTGATCCGCACTTACTGCTGTGTGATCTGCTGTCTTTGCAGCTTGTACTTCAAAGGCTGGTAATCCATTCCACATAGCGGAAGTAACTACATCACCTGTTAAGCCTGGAAAAGTTGCCATTATATCTCCTTAATAAGATAGTACGTTTTGTCCTAAGACACCGTAATCTACGTTGCCTATTATAAACCCATCTATGACAGGTTCTAGTGTTGTGAAAGTTGTTTTCCAACTATTCGGAGTTATATTCATGCGGACACCGAAAATCTGCAGGGTCTTCTCTAGCAAAGATCCACCTGGCTGGGTAGTAATAATAGTTATAGGATCAAAAAAATCTAGGTCTAGGGCTGCGACTACGCCTGTATCATAGTTAGGCGTGTATAGGTCTAGGACTATGGCATCACATCGGATACTGGTTTCAGCTCTACTAGCCACATAAGCCTGGGCATAATCTAGGGCTACAGCATCGGTCTGCATAAGTAGGTTGTCTTGGAAGTAACTGTGCAGGAAGTATTTATCTATAGATGCTTGATTAGATGCTACCTGTGCGCTGCCACCACTCCTTGTAATAGTGGCTTTGTTAAATATTAGTGTGTCATTTAATATCCATGATGCATCAAAGTAATCTATGCCTGTGCCGTTATCTGCAAAAACTGTGGGTGTGCCGCCAATAGATCCAACAGTTACGTCTCTATCTTGAAATACAAATGAGCCACTAGCATCTACATATAGTGCGCCATACTCAGACGTGGCTACAGTAGTTAATGCCTGCAGTGCTGTGCGGTTAGTGCCGGGATCTGCCTGCATAGTAGTAAGCCCTGCATCTACATCACGCATAGTGGCAGGCCAGTTAATTTGATCCAGTATCTCATTAATACGTGTGCCTGCTAAGTCGCCTGCAGTAGCACCTGTAACTGTGCTGATCTGTGCTACCTGCGCTAATCTAAATGCATCTACAGCTTGTATGGTTGTTATTGCTACATCTTCACCAGACTCACCTGGGTATGTAGTCACATAACTTGTAACAAATCCTGAAAAGATAGGATAGGTAACACTGTTAAAGGTAGCAGTAATCTGCACCTTCTTCATAGGTGTCAATAAATTATAATACGGGCCAGTAACATTCTGCGGATTAAAGTCGCCATTTTGATCTACTATACGTAAAGTAAGTGCGCCTGTCTGGAATTGATCTGATAATGCAGTACGGCCTCTATTAGTCTCTATGCGGTTAACCTGATTGGACACATCTACAATTACAGCTGCTGAATCTGCTAGTACGTTAGTGCCTAAAATACCTTGGTCGATAATCATGGCCTGAGCAAAAGATGGGCCAGTGCTAAAGTTAATTATTGCATTTATTACTGGTACGGTCATTATAAAAATCCTGCAGGTACTGTGCTATATCCTGATCTAGTAGCAATTTGTATAGTTTCTGCTATAGCTTGACTTAATCTGTCACCAGAATTAGCAGTGTTTACAGTTACTATAACTTCAGTAGGTGCAGCATTTGATCTACTGCCTGGCGTAAATCCAAGTGCTAAACCTAAATCCATACCTGCGCCGCTACTAGCAAATGCTGGGTTATTTATAGAAGTATTAGCAAGGTTGGCGATATTACTACGACCACCAAGGCCACCAATTATTGTGCCCCCTGGGCCTATCTGTGATGGGTCAACGCCAAAGCTAAGTAGTAATTGTTTAGCAGCCTCACTTAATGCATAAAATTGTTTAGTCAATTCCTCTGTGGCTGTCTTGCCTTCCATTTCTGCTAATAACTTTTTAGCCAAAGCCTCGTTATTATCTAAGATTGCTAACTGCGCTCTGATACGTAATTTAGTCTCAGCATCTGTAGCAGCGTTGAGTGCAGCTGTAAGTCCTATGCGCTCTAGGTCAAACTTATCTCGTAATTGATCTACGGCAGTCTTTTTCTTCATTAGATCATTTTCTTGCTTACGTAATGACACACCTGTCTTAATCTGTGTAACTTCTTGCTTTAGTAACATCGCTCTACTTGTGGCTGGCGATAATCTAGGTGCGTTCATATCAGACTTGCGTAAAAACTTGCCGCCTACTTTTACGCTTGCATTCGGGTTCAGTAGTCCTATCACATCGCCAACAGTCCTAAATGCGTTGCCTATCTTCTCTGCTGCATTAACCATCTTTACAGTAAATGTATCTATATCGTTACTGCCAGATAAGGCTGCTATTGCATCTAGTAAGCCCTTGCCTATTGCCTCTTTAGACTCATCTACGGCTACAGTTAATTTGGCCATACTGCCTGCATAGCCTTCTACAGCTGCTGAGGCTTGACCTGCAAAGTTAACGTTAAGTGTGCGCTGTACTTCTAAAAATGATGCTGACTTTAACTGTGCCTTACTTAGTCCTACGCCTAACCTGCCTAGTGCTGCGTTATCGCCTAGGTAAGCCTTAGATAAGCTTGTAGATACAGCTGTAAGATCCTTGCCAGTGCCGGCTGATACGTTTAGTGCAGTCTCAAATAAACTTTGTGCCTGAGCAACATCCTTAGTTACTATCAGCAGACGCTGAAAGCCTGGAATTAAACTTTCATCTACGATGCCAAACTGCAGCGATAAATTCTTTAGATAATCTTCTATGCCTGGTTGCTGAAACTCTAATCCTAGGTTGCTAACTGTAGTGCGTAGTTTAGCCGCTGCCTTCTCGGAATCTATAAATGCGTTGACTGCATTTTTGCCAAAGTTTACGAGTGCAATAGATCCAAATACCTTAGCAAAGGTCTTACCAAGGCTTTGCACATTCTTGTCAAAGGCTGATATTTCTTTCTTTCCTTTTTTTAATCCTTTGTTATCAAAGGTGCTGACCGCGCTTACAATTAAATTAGGCACTATGCAGCCCTTCTTTGTTCTGTGTCTTTAATAAATTTCTTTGCTACTGTGTCAATAGCATTAACTACTCTAGGTATAATTACATCTTTGGTCTCATCCCAAGCACGATAGATAACACGACCACGCTGCTTGCCTTGACCCTTCATGCTAGATAGCATTTCAGCAGCTGAATTAAATTGCACAGGTGCGTTAGGGTTCAATGATTTATTACCTCTAGGCCTACCTATGCGGCCTGCAGTCTCAAATATTGCACCTGATCTAGAATTGTTATAAACATAAAATGCAGCTCTGAATCCTTTTTCGTTTGCTTTATTTTGACCTGCGGAATATGCAACCTTGCTTTTTGCTAAAGCATAATCATACGGTGGAAATAATCTATTAGGATCTATAATTGTTTGTATTGATGCAGTGCCTTTACCCCAGCCGCTTAATACTTCATTTTGTAGTGGTAAATAACTTTGTGCACGATCACGCACAATTAACATAGCCTGCTTAATATTCTTTGACATCTCTTTGTTAAGGTCTTTGTCCACGTCTTTCATAGCCTTCTGGAGTTGCTTAACGCCTGTTACGACGACTGGCATTTTTAATCTCCTTAGCTCTATCGCTGAGTACCTGCACGATTGCTCGTAGCATCTCTGAGTCCATATTTATAAACTCACTAGGCGCAATCCCTAGCTCTACAGACAGGCTTGCTATCGCATAGAGCGTAGAATCACGCTGTACTATTTTTTTTCTTCGTCTAATACCTCGACAGTTTCTAAGCTGTCTATAAACTCAATACCAAATATAGGTACAGTTACGTTAGCCCTACGTAAGCACTCATGCGCTAAGAAGTAAATCTCAGTCTGCCGTTCGTGGTCACGTAGGACTTTACTAATTCCTGCGCCATACTTT